TTATAAGCTTCTAATATACCCATAAGAGATAGTTAGAAAAGAGAGCTAAAAAATAAAAAAGCCGGAGATTATTATCTAGCATTGGGTACCCCTATTGCACATAAGCAACAAATAAGATCAATAAGTTATATTTTGCACGCAAGCAAGGCTTCATATCAATAATCATTTCGTTGTACATAAGCAAGAGAAGATCTGAATAATTTGTCGTCTGCACATAAGCAATCGTAATCTTCAATAAAAAGACAGGGGCGTGAGAATACCCGTTTGCCCCTACACTTTCATCAATCTTGTTGTTATTTCTCTTCTTCTCAGCGGAAACTCTGTTGCAATTGCAGTTAGGATGCCATAAACTATTCCAGTTACACCAAAAAGTTCTTGAAATAGCAAAGTCCACAAATAAATTCCGTAGCTCACCTCGCCCAAGAAGACCGTTACACGACTAAGTACTTTAGGCGGATTTAAGATAAGTAGGGCGAAAGCGGGTAACGATAAGTTGTAAATTAGGAACCTTGTGAAAAACTCATAAGTTGTCTCGCTGTGAGTATTTGATGCTGTGTAAATGTATAGCATAAACAGTAATCCTATTATAATATAATGTATATTGTTTACTCCATAGCCCTTCTTCTTCAAAAGATAAGCAATTATCCCCCACCCGTATGCCCCTAACCAGAATGGAGGCATAAAGTAAAGTAAGTGAAACTCATTGTAGGGGAGGAAGACGATAAAAGCACTATATATTAACGTTACGACAATTAGCAACGTTGCGATACGAAACTTCCATTTATCACTCATCGCATGAATGAAGGGGATAGCTAAGTACATCCATTCTTCTAGTTGGAGAGACCAGAAGAGGTATTGAAAGGAAAACGGTGTGAAAACATAGGAAACGAACGCAAAGTGGAGTATCAAATCGTAATATGTCACCATCAGGTTGAACACGTACCTGTCGACTAAGAATACTACGACGACAGCGAGGAAGTAAAGTGGCCATATCCTCCTTACCCTTCTCTTGAAATAGTAAGTGAGTGAGGGGTTTACATCGAGCCTGTTAAGGAGCAGAAAAATCGATAACTCGAAAAATAGTGGAACTCCTAGCCAACCAGGGCGAAAAAGCATCAGAGGGATTAACTGAAGAGTCCACAGGTGATATAAAGCGACGGAAAAAGATGCGAAGAAACGCAGTTGGGCTATTCGCGGATCATACTTCATTCTAGTCGCCTTGCGTATATTAAGCCGATCTTCTTCTTATTTCCTCTAATCGTAACGTTAAACCCTGATGCTCTAAGCAGATCTGCAAGATGTTGAATGCCGTTGTGATATTCTATGACAATTGTATGGTATCTACTAATCAAACGCGTTGAACTAAAGAAACCGTATTCACACCCTTCGCAGTCGACTTTAAGTACAGACCCATAAGGAATATTGTATTTCAGCGTTATAACATCTAAATTATTCGAAAGCCCGCACTCACAACGAATCGGCTCAACGACGTCTTTTAGATTGTTTTCCCTTATGTTCTTTTCTAAGTACCACACTTTAACGTCAAACGCATAGACTTTCTTTGCCCCGTTCAACGCAAAATAAATTGGCGAATCTCCTATCCCCGCACCGACATCAACTACTGTCCTTCCTTTTACATCGACGTCGTATGTATTGTCTCTGAAAATTTCCCCTAGAGCCACGAAATCATTTATATCAAAATAGAATTTTAGCACCCTGTCCTTGTATCTAAACTGTATAAATCTATCATCAACATAAATTATGTCAAGTTTCCGCAACGTCGTGAAAAAATAGGCGTGCCTTTTCGACTTTATTTCTACTTCCAACCCGTTCCTTAACTTCGCTGTAAAAGGGAACTTGTTTAATGCCGTCCTGAACATTACATTTAACGGTTTATCATATGCGGACATATACGCCTTAAACGTTTTGTAATTCATACCGACTCATCCCATATTACTTTGTAATCCTTCAACACACTTTTTGCAGAACTTATCAACGCGTTATTCACAATGTTTAGCACTTCTCTCTCCTGTTCATCCGTCCTTATGTATTTACTTTTTATTTTATTCATCAGTGTTTTGCTATCCTTGAGCGCACTTATCAATTTCTCCTTCGCATTCCAGACGTTAAAAAGCGGGATTGTATAATCGTTAATGTCAGAAAGTAGTATTTCGAGTGCCTTATTTACGTATTTTACAAATTTGTCATCTACATCTTTACCGTACCTCAGATGGAGGTCAAGTAACTCTCCCTTTAGAAAATCCCATATTTGGTCGTCATTACGTTCACCGCTAAGCTTTGCAGTAAGTAGCTGTATCAGTATCTCTTCTACATAGCTACGTCTGTGCTGTTGCTGTTGAAGACTCAAACAGCCTCACCGCATTCCTATTTAGGAGAAGAATGAAATAGCTTAAGTTATCTGTGACTTTTACGAAGAAGTACATAGGCGGGATGTAAAGGGGTTTTGATATATCTACTTCAAGATCGATATGGCTCGTTTCCAAAAACGTAATGTCTAACTCTGGTAGTATAGTCTTCCTCTTGACTTTTTTCAAGGGTAAATACTTATTTCTCACGAGACCGAAGAAGAGGAACGGTCTACCTATGAACTGTTTTGCAACGAATGCATAGGAAAGTCTGTACAAGAAGTCGTCGTCAAGTTTTGAAGTTTTCGTTCTCTTCATTAACTTGTCCATTTTTAGATTGACGTTGTGAATGGGCGACGTAAGGTATGCATATTGTCCGTACACCTTGTCAATAACTTTAGGTTTTGTCGAGTTAAGCATCTTTGGGGAAATATGTTTATCGATCCACCACACTACGTTTCTTTCAGCATAGACGGGCTTTTTCTTTTTTCTCAAAAGTAAAGCTGCAGCAGTTATCCCTGCGCCTGCTGCTATTATCAGTGCTGTTTCCATATATCGTACCCTGTTAATATCTCGTTAATCAGACGCGGTGCCTTATCAGCGGGTAAGTTAGTATTTAAGAGGTTTACTATCACTATGCTTATGTTATCAACCGCGAGGTAGAAACTGTTTACTATATCGATGTAGTGTTGTAGAAGCTTTAGATCCTCAGTCAACTTCTCGCTATCGTCGACATCTTTACTTATTTTGTTCATGATTTGTGTATAAACTGCGTCCTGAATAACTATCATGTTCCTAATCACATTCCTCACTGAGTTTTTGAATAGGGGAAGTATAAGTGAAGGGACGGTAATATAACGTACTTCCTGCTGAAGGTCTTCAAGTAGTGCTGCAATAACAGCGGACTCGAATTGTTTAAGTTTGTTGATATTGTTGATTACATCGTCATCTTTCAACTCTTCAAGGAGGTTTATCTTCGATAAGGGCTGTTTGACCAGTTTTACGAGTCCGTGGTTTTCGTCAAAGGTGAGAGGATTTACTTTTACTACTACGGTTTTTGCACTTGTCCCCCTAACTCCGGTCTGTTGTTGTTTTTCGTCACTCATCTTCCTCACCACTCTCGGATTGAGAATCGTCAGTAGTTGGGTAATACCACCTTATATATGCGTACTTACTCCTCCTCTTTTGGAAAATCTGAATTTTTGCGTTATATGATTTCGCCAGCTCCTTAACTTTTTCGACGTAGTCTAAAGGCACCATAATTACGTTCTCTTTCTCTGGAGAAAATAGGGGGTTATACGCCATAATTATATCAATGACGTCCATAGATATACGTTTCCGTGTGATAATAAAAATCTAGCATTGGGGGCGTGGGGGTATCCCCCACAAAAGTTTTAAATCGAGATTATGAATTCATTATATAATGAAGGAGCTTTACACAGTTTCTAGATATAAGAAGCTGCTCTCTATGCGATGGTTAATCCTAAATGCTGAGAAGAAGAATATTGACCTGTTAGGATCAATTAAGGAGAAAAAATGTCCCATATGTGGTCAACAGTTTAAAAACGTGTTCTTTCTGCAAAGGCATTTAGATATTACAGAATGCGGTATGGTTTTAGAAAAAACGTTAAGAGAATGATTCAAACGAACCTTTTTTTGTAAATATTTTTATTACAAGCAGAAAAGCCGACATTATCGTTATGATGAACCCTATCATGAAAAGGGGGGCAAAGGGATCGGGCTTATAAACAGGCGTTATTATAATTGTCGAGTTGTTTATCTTTGTTTCGTTCTCACCGGCCACATATATTAAACCATTTAGGTATGAAGTGAAATTAAAGATTGCCAGAAAGATTGTAATGATGGCGTCAAGGTAAATCGGAGTGTCCTTGTTGAGGAGGTAGAGCTGGAGTGCTAATACGATGAAGTCGATCGAGAGCGTAATAATCAACTCGTCACCCTGCATTTTTCCGCCAACCTCTTTAATTCATCTATGTCTATTGGTAAATTAAAAAATATTCTACCATAAACATAAATTGCCGGTGGGTAGTTCTCCCTTTCCGCGCAATAGTTTAGTAGTTTCGATACGCACATTTCCAACGTGTTATACTTCTTTTCGCATATTTCCACTATCTCCTCATCGTCCTCAATAAAGTACTTCAACTTTCTGGCCTGCACACCGTAGTAGTTGTAAAATCCGCTCTTTTTATCACTAAAATAATATACTTTACTCTTTGCCTTCCTGATAATATCGCTCACGAATTTCTCACATATCTCACGACCCAATTACGACACCCCTTACATAACCGTCGTGGACGTAAATATACAAGACGTTGTCAGAGACCACGTAGGAAATATTATATCCGATCACGGTCACGTTTCCGAAAACCGGTTGGTAAAATATTGCAGTGCCATTCACGACAATGCCGTTGTTGTAGAAAAGTTTGGTTCCCGGAGTAAGCTCGATATACCAACCCCACGGTAACGCCTCATTATACTTCCCGCTATAGTACAGTACGGAAAAGTCCGGGTTGAGGACAGGGGGTCTAGTTATGTTAGGCGTTATATAAACCGGGGAGTTTACAAAATCATAACCCGAGTAGACCTGAACGAAGATCTTGGTAAAAGGCGGTATGAAATAAAGGGGTGAGGGCGCAGAGATGTTGATCAAACGCCATGAGTGGGGCGGGATAATAGGCAATGTGCAATTGTAAGGTGCGTAAGCCATGATCTGGCTTGAGACCACCCACCTCTTTTCACTACCGAACTCGTTAAGGAGGAAAATAGGGTAAATCGGGGAGTTTCCGTGATTTGTAACATTCAAACACACCACGTCCCAGTACCCTACATCGCCGACGTCATAGACCCTTACGATGTAGACCGTCAGCGGTAACGTCGGTTTCCACAATAAAGAGATAGCGAGAATTTCGAGTACAATGAGACTAATTGCCACCAGCACTTTCCAGTTCATAACTGCTCACCCATACCATTATGTAGAATAAGAAATAGTTTAAATCCCTCCAGCTTACGAGCCAGATAAAAGCTGGAAGGATCCACTTCCACTTAGTGTTAGGTTTGTACAATATCAACAACGCAATGTAGAGCGTTAGGAAGGCGACAGTATATACGATGTGCGGTATAGGTACGCCTACCATAGTCAACAGGCTGATCGAAATACCCTGGTTCGCTATGGGTTCCGTGAGAGGGCCTAAGACATCAAAAGCCCATTTAAACGAGATGAAGGGTAAGTTAGGGATTAGGAAAACGGCCAACGGTATGACGATATTCTTTACCAGTTCTTTAGCGTTGGGGGCGTGGGGGATACCCCCACTAAGACAATCCTTCCATATGAACGGCAAGTAAAGTAATGTATATTGCTTAATGTCACCGCTCAGCGCCATAAGTGTCGTTCTGGCCCAACCTTTCGTCGTTAGTGCTATAATTGTAATCGCTAAGGATATTATGTCAAACGTCGCACCTGTAAAAGCCGAATAACTTCCTTCAATTAACATAATGATAAAGAATAACTTCTCTTTACCCTTCCATCTGAGAAAGAGGTAAAGTAAGAAAGTTGTAACCAGTGTAGCGATCTGGGGGTATATAACAGAGGCTATCTCGAAATATAACGCGGGGTAGCCTAGCACGTTAACGTAATAACTAGGAGTAAGTGTAACCGTGACTACGGGTTCGGCTACTGGAAACATCTTGTAAGCGTTAATGAGGTTAGTTGTATAGGGATTAACCCCGTGTCTGAAGAGATATGCCGCGTATAGTATTAGGCTTTCCTCATCGGTTTGCGAGGGAACTCTGTATACCGAG